TCAGATAGTTGGTACGCCATCAGAGTCCGTGCTGTTGATGAAGTACGTCACCCTGCCCATCACCTCGATTTCTTCCGCCGCGGCCCCCTCGATCGCCTCGCCGTCATCTGTGATTAACGCCTTACCTCTGAGCTTAGCGAATTGAGTCCTTCCACCGCTGAGGATCAGCAGCACCTGCCCCTGCACCAGCCGGCTGACCGGTTCGATCACCGCAAACCCGGTTGAAGTTTCCAGTATGCGACTTTCGTTCGTGGTGCATATACTTGCTGGCGACAAGCGCTGCTCGACATAATCGGTCGCCGGAGATACGAAGCCCATCAGAACACCTGCCCCATATTGCGCAGGATCCAGAATCGGTTTTCGCTATCGTCCGGCGTCTTATCCACGAAACCCGTTTGATAAAACTCTATCCACTCATTGGCATCAGCCAGGGTGAAATGATGATGGACCTTTGCCAGTTCACGGATGAAGTCTGAGGACCTCAAACAGCGGTATCCTTTGGGGTTAAGCTGAATAGCAGCGTGGAAAGCCGAGTTAATGTCTGATTGGCGGGGCATGGTGACCTCTCATTTATTATTACTGTGTATTTATACAGTAGTTTTAATGGAGGTGCAGATCAATGCGGCGGTGCCTATTAATTAGCGCATCAGAGTTGGAAACCAGACTGATCGCTCCAATCATGTCAGGTCATAGTTAGTTAAATATAAATAACATGTGGAATAGCACGCTCCCCACCAGCATCACTTGGTGAATTGATGACCGCACCGTTATACCAGAGTGTTGAAGACCCACCACCGTCACAGTTGAATGCATTGATACACCCCAGCGTCAGCAACTTCTGCGCAGCCTGCTTCATTGTGCAACCACTGACATTTGTTGTCCCATCAACCACCAAAATGACATATGTCTTATCTGCTTTTTGCCCGATACAGGTGCGGGCAGATATTTGCGTATCCCACCCATCCTTACTGATCAAAAAAGTTGAAACTGGATCATAGACTGCACCGTCGACAAGCAATGGTGCACGGAATAATATTGACTGCCATGCATCCTCTGTCGTTTGTTTGGCACCTATTGACAAGCTGACTGTAGCGCTTGGAACAGGTGTTCCAAAGTCTCTGCAAGATAATGTATTATGATAATCAATGACCGCAGCGGATCTAGCGAACCAATAATCTTCCCCACCAAATGAGTCTATAAGCGCTCCATTAACGGTACAGTCCGCTAGATTTCCAGTGGTGGGATTAAATGGCCCGGCATTAATACCAACCGTTGCCGTTTTTCCTGTCATCCACTGGCTTAACGTTTTCTTAGTATTACTTGCGTCCGCTTTTATCTGAGTGGCATCTCCTACAGTGAAAGAAACAACATAAGATTTCGCCATATTCAACGCTGGATCTGCGGCAGTAATAACAGGAATGGAGATAACCGGGGATGCGGGTACTGACACAACCTCCAGTTTCCCATCAGGCAATCCGGAAGTTAACTGGCTCCCGATACTATTTAGTATAGGAGTGCCGCTATTAGCCTTAAAAGTATTACCCCACTCGCGGCAATCTGTGCTTCCAGACGCAAACCACAGCAGGCCTGTAGCAGCATTGATGCTCCCAGCCCTAAACTCATTGTTGATGGCGCGCCCATTATCTGTGTTCTCTAATTTAACTGCCCGGTCTGCACTGTAAAATCTGCTATTTTCGACAGTGATATCTGAAGATGTGAACAGATTCCCCGTGGCTCCAGGAGGTGGTACTGTATTTGCGGCAGTAGCCAGGACACCATAACCACCGTATTTATTATCAAGGTTACTGGAAATTTTAACTTTTTTGCAGCCCACCAACCGGATGCATGGGTAATTTGCCATGGCTTTAATGTGCCCGCCTGAAATATTTACATCAAGGCAGGCATAAAGCTTTACACAGTCGCTCATATGCTGAATGTCGTTATCTTTTAGTATTACGTTTATCCCCCACCATATATTTACCCCTGAGGTGTCAAGAGAAGATAAATCACGAACACTTCCGATAAGCTTGCATTTTTCAATGAGAACATTAGTGATGCGCTTGTTGCTGCTCCCTTTCATAGATATAGGGGAAACACAGGTAGAGAAATCACAATTGGTAACACGAATATTATCTGTCGCATACCCACGCGTAGCTACCACCTCAACGCCTATCCTCCCCTCGGATGCAATGGCATCATCAATTTCAACATTAGAGACGTTCACTATCTGTATTAGCGGATGAGAGCGTGACAATTCCCAACGAAAGCGCGGAGACTTAATGGAGGCATAAGACGTGGGACCGTCCACAGTACCGATGACAAGGCGGGAATTTAAGAAAACGCCGCCGATTGATGCGGCGATGGCGGCATTCGATACCTCTCCTGGGATGCCTGTACTGAAGTTAACCACGCATCGCGTATAGGATATAAATTGGTTGTTGTGCTGACGGCCAAAATAGATATTAGTTGAGGGGGGTACATCCCCTGAACCTTCACCAACAAACGTAACGTATCCATTGCAAATAAGAGGTCTACGGAAAGTTACTCCACCAGGAACATAATACACACCACCTTCCAGGACGAGCTCAACATCGGCTGCATAAGAAGCATCAGCTGCAGCCTGCAATAGTGCTGTGACATCATCTCCTGTATCAGGGCGAACTCCGTTAAAAGCGTAAGCAGAAATGCGGTATTTAAGTGTTTCCGCAACGGTTGTTGGTAACCCACCATCAAGCAAAATGCCCACCAACTTTGCGCCATCTGGTGAGGCCAGATTTGCACGCAACACGGCATCACCTACGCTTAACCACGCTCCGGGCCCAATTCCACCACTGCTTGCTGGCGAAGAACCGGCAGGAACAACCTTTCCTGAAGGCAAAAACGATCCATCCCATCGGTAATATTCTCCCGTGGTGATATCCCGCAGCACCTCATTGGGTCGTATCAACGTTGCGCCAGCCTGGAACGAGTCCAAGGTTATGTAACCGAACGCGGCAATAGCTGCCTTTGCCATTTTCTCAAGGCCATGCCACGTATGACGCTCTCTTCCCAGACGGTCCTGCCATATCGCAGCGGTAATGCTGTTAATAGCAGTATCAAAATTCTGGGAGTTGTCGAACAAATCATATGGGCTGGTCGACCCCAGCGGATTCATCGTTGCATATTTTGTCATGCTCGCTCCGGGCATAAAAAAACCCGCCGAAGCGGGTTAAAATTTTTTAAGGTTTATGCGACATCGCCGGGATAGCTGGCGTCGTCGTACAGATATTTACCGGGATGATATTGGATGGCTGACACGCTGCTGGTACCGTCGCTGGCTGGCGTTATCTCCCCGACTAACGCGTCGTATCCAACCCGGGATGACGAGCAGAACAGCAGGCGCGGCGGCTCAATGTATGGATTGTCCATCTCCCATTCCGCCGGTGCCAGCGCGGCGCTGTACGGAATGCTCAGGGTGAAATCATCGATGCGCGTCGGCATCTGAAGCGGCGACGCCCGGCCATCCTGGTGGCGGATCACCACCCTCGGATTTGGAAAGCTCCAGTCCGGCGGCTCACTGAGCGTCAGCGTGATCGTAGTGCTGTCCCAATTCAAATCAGTGATCAGGCAACTCAGTGTCTGATTGCCGGGAATATCATCAGTGAGGATGATGCGGTCCATAAACTGGTAGCAGAGCGCGTCCATCTCCGTACTGGTCGTATGCTGCAGGCGCTGGAGCTGGTACCCGCGCAAGCGGCGCATGCCAATGCGGTACGCCCGGTCCTGATCCACAACCCCTTCCAGCTTGTAATCTTCCACCTTCACTGGCGTGGGATTCCCGGGCTGACGGCACTGTACGGTTTCTTCTGCCCAGGTCGTGCCGTTGATATAAGTCACATCCACACCGTCATAATCGTCCTGGCTAGGAGCCTTGAAGGCCGTCTGCAGCTCTTCAGTCGTCTCCTGAGGGGTGATCATTCCGGTCCAGTTTTTCACGCCCTCCCGCCCGGCGGATACAAGTCCATCTGACAGCAGGAAATACCCCATCCCTGCGCCGGTAATAATTTTCAGCACCTCGAGTGCCGACTTACTGTCACCGGTGGCCCAGTCGAACGTTTCCCCGCGAGGCGTCCACCAGGATTGCTCGAGGGCGTCAATCGCTGCGCGGTCAATTTGCTCAGGGCGGAAACCCAGAGATTCCAGAACGTGATACAGCGCCCCGCTGATGCTGCGCGAAGCGTGTCCGTTATATAGCCGTGTAGGAGTGACGTTAACGCGGCGATCGGACTGGGCCGCCAGGCGGTTACCGGTCCGTACCGTCATCGCAAGGGTCGTCACACCGGCATAGCTCCCCGGGCGTTTGCTTAACCGTGAGCGCATCGCCTGCCAGTAAAGGTTGTTCACCGTCCTTGCGCCGCCAATTTTTGTCGTCCGCCGCACGCGGACCTCATACTGTGCAGCCGCCAGCCCGCTGATGCGCCGGGTATAACCGTGGCCATCTGCGGTTTTGTTGGTGAAGGTATAAACCACCTGCGACCAGGATCCAGAAGAGGCGACATTGCGGTACTGAACCAGAACCCGCACGGTGTGCGACTGGGGATCCCCGTTCTTTTTGTACTGGATGTGGCCGTTGGGGAAAATGAAGTTATTCTCGATGGCAGTCGTGGTTTCTCCGTCCGGGCAGGCAAGGAAGGGGCCCAGCCAGGCGTAATCATCATTCACGCCGGTGACCTGGGCATCGAGCAGCGTACGCTCGGTGAATCCCGGCCAGGTCGGGTCCACGGTGACAACATCATTACCACTGGTGTCCTGAGTGACGACCACCCGCTCAACCGTAATCGTCTGATCATCAATATCAGTAATGCGAAACTGTCCCTCAGCGTAGCCGATACCGATCCGCTGGACGCCGTCAGGGATGCCGGTGAACGGCTTGCCTGTGGCGCTGTCATACGCCAGCGTGATATGTGCCTCCACCGCCGCGGTACCGCCCGTCGAGGCCACCCCTGTAACGTCTACCGGAGCGCTGCCGAATACGGACACAGGGAGTGCGCTGTGACTGATACTGCCGCCGGCAAACGGGCTGCTTTCCTCGGCAATCTCCAACCGGCCGCCATTATCGCGTGCTATCAGGCCGGAACCGGTAAGCTGATTTGAGATGGTATTAACCAGCCCGGACATCGTGACGTAACTGGTAATGAGTGAGATGGCATACGTCGTGCCTTTCCAGCCGATCGTGAACGTAACCGGCGTTGCCGTGAAATCGTAGGTAGTGGGCGCGGCGCTGGCGGTAATGCTCGCTGTCGAACCACCCACCCCGGGCACCGCCGGAACGCCTGCTGCGTAACTGGCGATATACAGATCATAAGCCGACTCATTAAACGTCACCGAGACAGGCATGCCTGCAGTTGGCCGCAGCTCAGCAACATCACCATAAATCACGCTGTACCCGCCGGTATTGGCAACCCGGTAGGAGTTTGGTGCTACTACCGTGACTACTGTGCCAACAACCCAGGCCGCCGGGATCTCCGTTTCACCGTCGCTGGCCGTGGCCGCTATCAGGGAAAGGGTGTTACCGCTTACCAGAATGGCATCAGAGATGATGCTGACCGTCTGCGGGCCAGTTGAGCCAAGGTCGAGGCCTGCGGTACCCGAAGTGGTATTCCCGACCTCACCGCTGTTGAACCAGTTCTCGGAACGACTATCGGCCGCAACGCTGGCGCCTGGAGGATAAACGGTAGCGCTGACATCGCTGCCGAAGGCTGATGTGGGCGTGGAGCCGATGCTTATCACCGACGCCGGCAGCGCCATGTCGCCAACCCCCACACATAAAAACATGCTGGTCACGTACTTCTTGGGATCGGCAGAATCGAAGCGAGAAACCGGCTGAACGACGTAATCCGGCCACACTTTATAGCGACCAAAAATCTCCCGGATGGGATCACCCAGCTTTGCCATATTGGCCTTTGCAGGGTTGAGCTCGAGTTGATCCCCGTTGCCGGGCTGGCTGGCGCCGCCGGTCTGCATGGTGCTCATCATGTAGATGGAGTAGGCGGCAGAGGCGACGGCTATTGCCACTGCCGTCCAGACCAGCCAGGCTGGCGCCGCCGGGCCAAACGGAACGGGATATAGGCGTATATCATCATCCGGTGCGATAATCTGCGCACTCCACTCATTCGGAGGGATAGACACACCATTCAACTCCAGCGCCACCGGGTGGGTCATGTCAGGCTGCCAGCCCTGCACGTTTCTGGCGAACCAGTCGGAAATGGTGGTGCTGGCGTGCTGATGCGACTCCAGCGGTTCGCCTTCGAGTCGGGAGGGATAAATTCGGATCGTCACTTATAGAACTCCACTATGACGTACTGCCGGAGAAATCGGGCCAGAGGTAAAATGGTCACGTTGCGTTTAGGGTTAGCCTCGAGGACGTGCAAAGCGCCATTAATGGTGACGGCGATTCCCAGATGCGTTACTAGCCCCGCGGTATAACACGCCGCCACCGCCCCCTCTTCTGGCTCGCATTTTTCAATACTGCTGAGGAAGCCGTTGTAGGTGTCATTCATCTGGCAACCCTCGTTGATCACCCCCTCAAAAATAGGCCATGCCGGCAGGCCAAGATCGCGACGAACTTCATGAACCACCCCATAGCAGTCCAGAATCGGAAAAACACGACCGCCCATCCGCCATGTAACGGACAGGTATTTGTCAGGATTGAACATAGTGATTTCCTACTGCAGGTAACGAAGGCCAGGGAAGTCCGTCAGTGTGTAGCGGTAGCGCGGCCATGACGTGTCGAGAATGTTCATGTAGCCGGCAGTGATCTGCACTTCCGTTGCTGTCCAGTATCCCTCTTTTATCGCGAGCGTGAACGGCGGCGCTGCGGGTGCAGACAGATCCGTGGAAACGTAACGGCGGAACGTTAATGAAGCACTGGAAAGATTATCAAGTGCATTGCGAATGGCAGTTGAAACCACGCCATCGATATTGCTGATGGCGAATTTTAGATCCTGCGTGCCGTCGGAATTGCGCGCCGGCAATGCCACGTCGATTGCCGATCCGGTAAATGTCGCCTCAACGCCTGTTTCAAGCGTAACGGTAATATCGTCCCATCCGCGGGTCAGCCAGTAGCTCTGACCGCCAACGGTGATCTGCAGCGTGTCCAGAATCACCTCATCGCCGCCGGATGCGTAAAGCCGGTTGAGAACTGCGCTGGTCATGCTTCGGGCCACTCCTTGTTCAGGGCCAGATCGATAATGTTCGACCCTGCCACCAGATCTGGAAATAAACCCCACCCAGGCGGAAGCAAGGGTCGCTCCCACAATTCAAGAGTTGCGGTAAATTGCCAGAATTTACCGCTCGCCAAAATTGGACCCTGATAAATATCAACAAAGCGGCACTTATAAGGCTGGATCCCCAAAGGGGTTTTCAGGCGCATATAAAACCAGGCAACACCATCAGTTAGGGCGTCACGAAACCATGCTTCAAATAACTGTGCTTCATTATCTTTTTTGAATGACCACTTCACGCTCGCTTGTGTTGGAACGGATGTATAAAGACGGCGCTGGCGGGAACGACCTGAAGTTAATGGGGTGCGACTGACCGGACTAACTGGCTCAAATCCAAACCCATCTTTTAATGGAATTGGTAATTCCTTAGGGTAGAAAATATCAGCCATTATCGTGCCTTCCTTTTTGCGTACATGACATTAACTGCGTCATGAACTTTCCCCTGACCTTTAGACAAGCTATTTACGACCATATCAAAACCCTGCTTCGCCCCTCGTTTTACAGCAGCTTCCATCATCGCAATTGTCCGTTCATCAGGATCCCCATTAACCTGAATGGTTGGCGAATAATTGAATTGACCCTGTAACGAGCTATTTTCGCGTTGCTTTTGAATATCGGAGAGAGTTGCGTCCAGTTTTGCTGAAGTATTAGACTTAACGACTCGCTCTCCTTGCTGAAGTAACCAAGTGCCCGTCGCTGGAACCTTATCGAGACCATCGTGGGCCATACCCATCAAAGAGGCAGCTGATATTGCTGCAACCATTGGTGATGTTACCGCCGCAGCCGCAGCCATGGCGCCGGGAGCGAGCGCGGGTCCAACAATAGGGATCGCCGCAGTAGAAGCGTAGGCGTTTAATTGGGCCATTAACGCACTGGCCGTGGCGTTGCTGGTCATCGCTGCCGCGGCGGAAGCCTGTGTGCCTTTTCCCACCATCAACTGAACAGCCTGGTAAACCAACCACTGTGCAGCCATTTGTGCCAGCGTCTGGATTACCGCCTCACCCATGCTAGCAAACATGTTGCTGAAGGCATCGCCGACAGATTGAGTCCGGGTGATAATTCCGGTAAAAGCATCAGTCATGGAATTAGTGGTTTGATTCAGCAACGTCGATGCTGAATTTGCCGCTATCTGATTATAGTTAGAGGCTTCATCAGCGAAATTCGCCATGGATGTTAAGGCACCAGCCTGCCAGTTATCCCGAAGCGCATCCTGCTGACCGTAGTAATTCTTGAGCGCGGCCAACTCATCCTGGTAACCCTTATCGCTCTCATTTCCCCCTGCATTTTTCCAACCCTGCAGAAGTTGAGCCTCGTCAAGGCGGCGTTGCGCCTGGCGGCTACTCATGCCAGCACTATCAGCCAACGCCCGCGTTTTCTCACCCATTTGGGTCACATACTTCTGAGATGAGTCCTGCAGGCGGTTGAGGCGTTCCTGAATGACAATCTGATCTCCCAATCCGGCATTGATTTCCGCCTGGGCGAGCACCTTGTCTTTGCTGGCGAGTACTGATTTTTCATCATCAGTGAGAACGCGAGTTTTCGCAGCTTGCTCGAGAACAGTGAATTTGGCCTGATCTTTCCATAACTGCTGTCGCTGCTGGCTGATCTTGTCGTTAATTCCAGTGTGCTTCTGCAAAACCTCCAGTTGAGTTTGTAACTCCAGAGTCTGGGCGCTGGTACTGTCGGTAAGCTTAGCTCCGCCAGGCGTCCTGACTTTTGGCGGTTTCTTCAACGAATCCTCATATTCCTTTCTCGCCGCGGCCAGGTTGATGTTGTAATCAGCCTGAAGGATCCGCCCCTCTTTCAACGCCTTGTTCAGCTCGTTCTGGCGATCGGTGTATTTCTCCAGAGCCGTCTGCGATTTGCTGTAATTCGCCTGGGCCTGTTGCGCGTACTTGAGGCGATCGGCTTCTAATCCTGCCTCACGGGTAGCGCTTTCCTGAGCGAGTTGAGAATTGCGGGCTTGTTGCTGCGCCATATCCAGCGCCTGGCGGGCCGTTTCACGGTCGTTCCAGAAGCTGGCGCGCGCGTCATCGTTGACATAACGATCGCCCTTCCGCAAATTCCAGATATCGTCTGCACGCTTAAATGCCGCTTCAGCTTTACTCAGCATTTCCTGCGCGGTATCTGGCCTGCCGATATCCAGTGCTGCATCCCACATGGATTTGAACGCATTTTTCAGGGAGTCAGCTGCAGATTCAATCGTGCCCATGTTGTCGCGAATGCTGGCAGTCTGCTTGTTGAATCCGGCGGTCGCGGCCTCGTTTGCCGCCTGCAGTGCGCCGGCCTCGTTTCCCGAGCGCTGCAGAGCGGCAACATATTCAACCTGCTCAGCGGTGACATTGTGAAACTGCTGCGCCATCGCCAGCAAGCCAGACGTTGGATCATTTACCATCCGCCCAAAGGCTTCGGCGACTTTATCGACCGGCAGTCCTGAAGCGTCAGTAAACTTAGCAACTGAGATCGCCAGATCGTCGAAGTTCGACCCGGCTCGAACACCCGCGTTAACCAATGCTGTCAGCGCCTGGCTGGTTTGGTTAAATGTTAACCCCGCCTTTTCGCCAGCTGCAGCAATAGTTTGCATCCGAACAGCGGTAAGCCCGGCAGTGTTCCCGGTCAGCACCAAGGTTTTATTGAATTCGGATAATGTGCTTGAGCCCTGATAGTACGAATACATCAGCGCCGCTGTGCCAGCCGTTAACGCACCAACACCCAGCATTACAGGTGAGATTGAACTGGCAAGACCGACCATCATTGGTCGAATCCCACCAAACATATCTTTCACTTGCCCGCCCTGCTGGAGCAGAATCAGCCATGGGTTCTGCCCCCCTGCTAATTGCGTGGCAACATCCGTAAACTGCGCAGGCAACATGCGCATAGCATTGCTGTACTGCCCTACGGACAAGCCCGCTCTTTTTGCTGCTACTTCATGGCGGGTAAAGGACTTTTGGACCTGAAGGGCAGCGTCGTTTGCGGCCTGACCAGTGCCTTTGAGCTGCTTATTTACACGATTAACCTGCTCCGTGAATTTAGTCGAATCAACATCCAAGTTTACTATCAGGTCACCCACTGACTGGGCCATAACGCACTCCTCCCAGGCTTTCCGCCGCAGACATCATCACATCATCATCCATCGGTAAGGTGTCCTGCTCAGGTGGGTTAAGCAGGCTAAAATCACGGGGCGTTAATTCGGTTTTTGAACACAGCATTGAAACCACAAGATGGCTGAGAAGGGAGAAATGGGTGTCCAGAAGATCGCCTTCAAAATACTGCTGCTGATAGTATCGCCCCCATTCAGCCAGCTCGGAAGATGACATGCCGGCAAGCATGACGCGCCAGTCGGGGCGCCGGAACTCGCGCGCCAGCTTCATTACAAAGCTCAGCTCACCGGCTAACGCTTTTCCGCGCTGATGGGCTCGTCTTCCGCCACTACGTCTGTACTTTTCTCCTCTTCCGCCGGTACCGGTTCCGATACAGGGATCATGTCAGAAAGCGTTTTCACAAAAAGTTCGCCAGCGCCAATCATTCCCGGCGGCCAGCCGGACAGCACTTCATAATGCAGAGAATCGATCTCTTTAGAGGTATCCCCCTGCCAGAGCGATAACGCGATCAGCCTCGCGCCGCTCCGGAGATTGCTGCTAACCCATAACGGGAGATATCCCTCATCACTTTCGTCTTTCGGCAATGTTTTTCCTTCCTTCGCCAGGTACTGCAGATACTCAATACGTTGCAGGCCAGACAACTCAAACAACTGGATGGTGCTGCCGTTATAGGTGAACTGCTCAGATTTCAGAAAGCTCATGGAGTACTCCAGTAAAATGACGGGGCCAGCGCCCCGCCTGTCAGGAAACGGTGATTTTGCAGATCGCGACTTTCAGCCCGTCGTTGGACATCACGATAATTTCAGCAGCGCCTGTGGCTACGCCGGTGATGGTCAGGACATCGCCGCTGGCGGTTACTGTCGCTTTCGCCGGATCAGAGGAGGCAACGCGGAAAGATTTGTCTGTAGCGCCAGCAGGGTTGACAGTGACGTTAACGGCGTCAGACGCGCCGGCGGCAACAGTCAGGGTTCCTTTATCAAACGACATCCCGGTAACCGGCACGACAGGAGCGCGCGTCTCCTCCGCCAGCGACGGCTTGCCGTTGTTGCTGATCTTCACGCTACGGGTGATAACCTCCTTCGCCGGGATGGTTTTACCGAGACTGCTGACCCAGCCCTTAAAGACGTCGATCGTCCCGTTCGGGTATTTAATTTTGTAGGCGCGCACATCGCCGCTATAGAACCAGTCCACCAGTGATTGCTGCCCTGATTCACCCGGCTTCCACGCCAGGTTGAAACTGGCCTCGCCGGCTGACTTCTCGCCCTGCGCTGTGTTCGCCCAGTCTGCATTCGGATCGTCAAGGTAGGTGTCGTCATAGGACTCTGCGGTCAGTTCACCCGGTGCCAGGTCTTTTATTTTGGCCGTGCGGGTCCAGTCGGTGTCACTGGTCGGGTTGGCATAAGGGTCGCCTGAGCCGTTGTAAATCCAGAACGTTGTGCCAGCCCCTTTTACGGGCTCAAGCGGGTTTGGTGTTGGCATGATTACCTCACATTACGTATGAAATTGAGTATTTAAGGTCGGCTGATCCCCACGTCGCCATTTCGTCATCGCGCTGATAGTCGTAGCCTTGGGCTGACATAGTTTCGATTAAGGGGAAGAAGCCGGGGAGTGCGTTAAGCTGGGGATAGATTTTGCTTTCCATCCAGGTATCGAGCGCGGTATCCGTTTCGCTCGCTTTCAGGAACACCTCGATATGAAGCGTGGCTCGCCAGATATCTTCGTCGATGGATTCTTCCGTGTACTGCGCGTCAGTGATATAGACGGCGACAGCAGGAAGATCTTCGGACTCAAGTACAGCGGGACGGCCATCAGACCACGTTACAGGGTCAGTAATGCCAGCTTTCAACGCATCCAGAACCGCCAGGCGGATCAGGGGATGTTTCATTTGGTCAGAATTATCCTCAGTTGATTGCGTAAAGCCGCAGAGAGTTCTTTCGGAAGATCCGTTGCTGTCAGGCGGGTACTTTCCTGCTTGAATGCCTCAGTCAGCGGTACCGCAAGAGGAATACTCACCACTTCGAGCGGATAGCGACTTTTTGTCGTTCGCCGCAGGACATGCCAGCGCCCGTTTTTGAGCTGCTGAATGAACCCGCCCGGGAAGCGAAACCGCCCGATGACCAGAACGCTTCGGACACCGGCCTTGTCACGTTTTCGCCGGGAAAGCCGCACGCTGGCCACGCCCAGCTTGATCGCCGGGAGATTGCCCCGGTTCACCCGGATAGTCGCCTGCGGCTTACGTACCGTGGCTTTCTTCAGGCGTGCACGCTGATTGACGAGTTTCCGCTGCACCCGGGTATCCTTCGCGACCTGCCGGGTGCTGCGGGAGATGGCCCGGGTGGCCACACGGTTCACCGCCTGAGAGGATGCCCGCGGCACGGCGGTTTTGCTGATGCTTTCCAGATTAGCGATCGCCTGTTCGAGCCCTTTAATGGACATAAAGCCTCCATTACTCAATCCAGATCTGTGGCTTACCGTTGAACAGCTGTTTGCGGGTAACGCTGTAGTCCTGGCCCTTCCAGTGAATGGCATCGCCTTTGCGCGGCGACACAGCCAAGGAGAACACCACCAGTGAAAGGCCATCCCCCACCAGCGGCCCCATGTCTGCGACAAACTGGCTTTCTACAGCATCAAAACTGACACCGTTGATCGTGACCTTATCCGCCATCAGAATGACGGTGGCCGCGTCCATACGGGCCACCATCGCGTCAAAGGGGTTAGCCATTCAGCTTAACCAGTACGGCGGCGACGCTCGCACCGGCAGCCTGCCAGGCTTTTCCTGCCGGTGTCGCACCGGTGGCCTCCAGCTGCACTTTCCCACTTTTGAAGTACACGGTTTTGCCCTGGGCGATATCATCAGCCGCCAGTTTCGGCAACTGAACGACGCCACTGGTGATTCCTGTGCCGGTTTCGCCGACAGGAATATCAGCGATTGCGATCGCCAGGACATCACCCACGACAACAGGCGCACCACTGGCGATCACCGCCGAACCCGAGTTGGTTAAATCAATAGTGTGACCATCCTGTACGTAATTCTTCATGAGCTCTCCGTATGGCCCACATCGGGGCCATGTTGCAGATATAAAAAAAGCCCATTCGGGCCGGATCATTGTCGATGTGATTACTTACCGGATGATTTCGCCAGGCCGCGATAATCCAGCGCCCCCACGCCAGCATCAATACGGACTTTCGTCGCGACACCGTCAGTGGTGAAACCTTCCTGCTGGTCGATATAAGGGGCATCAATGCCATTCAGGTACGCCACTTCGATGGTATCGGTGCCCTGCGCGGCAGCCAGATACCAGGCCGACGGATCAGCATCATCGAGACGCGCTTCTGCGATAACTTCAGCGAAGTTCTGCAGCGGGTTTACCACGCCGGCATTGATATCAGCCCCTTTCACGCTCGCTGATCTGATGGTCTGGCTGGCTAATGTTTCCAGACCCACCGGGACCAGCATATAGGCCGGGCGAATGTTCAGGGCGCGTTCACCCTCTTTCTGCTTGCGCATGTTCTGGCGGGCCTTATCAAGGCTGTCAACGCTAATGGCGCCAGCTGAAAGGTTGGCATGGTCAGCATGGAAGAGCGCCTTACCATCTGACAGTTTCCCGTTACCAGTCAACACGGCATAGACCAGGTCACCGATTGTCGCTTTTGCAGCGCGACCCATCTTCATCGGAACATCTGTCAGCTGGTTCAGATCATCGTTGATGATGGCCTGACGGGTGATGGAGAAGATCTCGCCGTAAGTGGCCAGCGCAATGGTTTCACCCTTGTCCTGCGTGGTGATGTACTTATACTCCGCCCCCTCACGCACCTGGCGCAGGGACGGGAAACCGCCCATGCCGACGCGATGCGCCGTTTTAAAATCGGACAGCTGTCCTTTTTTGGTCCAGCGCTCAAAGGTCTCTGCCGACTCTTCCCAGCCCTGCAACAGCGCCTTGTTGGCGACATCGAGCAGGATATTGCCAAAATCAGAGGTACTGTGCGTCAGCGCAAAACCGACCATCTGCATCGGGTTGTAACTGGAGACCCCGATGCCGCGCTCGGTCAGGGACATGCGGGCGTATTCGCGCAGCGTCATACCGTTATAGACGTTGTCACGCTCAAGATTTTCATAGCCGGCACGCGCCATCAGTGCCTGGCGGATGCCGTCGCCGACAAAGTTACCGTTCCCGGCGTGAATATGTGTCTGGGTGGTTTTGTTGGAAGGCGTGGCGGTTTTACCCAGCTCAGCCAGCAGCAGGTCTTTTGCCTGTTCTACCGAACAATCCGGATCAGCAACGCACTTGTTTTGCAGCGCCATGTGCTTGTTACCGAACATGGCAAAGAGATCACTGATGCCATTCACACGGGCTTTTTGCTCTGCCAGAACCTGAGCGCGAATTTCGCTCTCATTAACAACAGGAGCAGCTGGCGGCTGTTGATTCACTGGTTCGCGCTGGGTGGAGTTGCGCGGCGGGGTGATCATGTTACGAATGCTGTTTGGCATCTTTTCAAATTCCTCAATACGTTTCGAATGGATACAGGCCATTGCCTGCAGTGAAGGTGTCACCTGGTCAGCAAAACCCAGTTCGACACATTCGTTGCCGTTCATCCAGGTTTCGTCCTCCAGCATTGCCGCAATTTCTTCGGGGCTTTTGCCCGTCTTTTGCGCATATGCCGGGATCAGCACCGACTCCACTTTGTCGAGCAGGTCGGCATAGTCGCGCATGTCATCAGCGTCACCGCCAGCAAAACCCCAGGGCTTGTGGATCATCATCATGGTGTTTTCCGGCATGATGACCGGGTTTCCTACCATGGCGATTACTGATGCCATTGAGGCAGCCAGACCGTCGATATAAACGGTGATCGCCGCGCCGTGGAATTTCAGGGCATTAAAAATGGCGATACCGTCAAAGACATCGCCACCAGGGGAGTTGATATGCAGTTTGATGTGGGTGACGTCGCCCAGCGCCTTAAGGTTTGCGACGAACTGCTTCGCCGTTACCCCCCAGTAGCCGATCTCGTCGTAGATATAGATTTCAGCTTCGCTTTCCGAACTGGCCTGCATACGGAACCAGCTATTTTTTGCCTGGGCCTTTGGGCGATTCTTTACCCGGTTTTGTTTCGTCGACACTGGTGTCTCCTTTGTCGTTTGCCGGGTCTGTATCGAACACCAGCCCCTGTTTACGGTTTTCATCAATCTCCGCCTTACGGCGGCGTTTCACATCATCCGGATTTGCACCGCGGGCGCGCACCCATTCACTTTCGGTTGCAGCACCACCACGCAGCAGTATCTTCCAGGCGTTCGCTTCTTTAACGGGGTCAATCCACGGCATAACGGGGCCGGAGAATACGGCGCTGTAAAGCGTGGCTTTATCCACATTTGGCGGGACCGAGATCTCGCCAGAAGCGATCGCCATCTTGAGCCAGGCCCGGTACATCGGTCGGGTGATCGCTGCGATGAATGCGTCCTGAAGAATGAAATAGCCTTCGGTTGACTCCACCAGCTCCTGGCGCTGAGCGCTGTATGTCCCGTCGTAGTTACGGGCAATACTGGAGAAGCTGCCGCGCGATCCGGCGGCCACAGCACGGAGCTGCCCGTTGCGGAAAGTTTCGAGGTTGGGATTGGGTCGGTCCGATTTGATCATCCCGATATCTTCGCCGGGACGGAGATCGTCAAACAGCATGCCGGGCTCAATGTTCAGTTCACGGGAGCCCTGCGCGCTGTCCTCCGGATACGACTGGCCATCACCTTTTTTGATGAACATGCCCAGCGCCGCAGCGATGCGGGCAGCGGTCAGTTCGGCGTCCTCGTACTCCTTCAGCGCAGAAAGACGCATCAGCACCCCGGCAAGCAGCGAATTACCCCGGATTTGATGCAGGCGCCGCATAAACTTCAGGTGAAGCATGTTCTCCGCCTGAATGTCCTTAGTGTCACCCTGGTGCATGCCTTCCGCCGGCATGTTCTTGTAGACCAAATATTTGATAGGGCGGCCCCAGTCGTTGAGGTAGATGCCCTGGCACAGCTTCTGCCCCGTCTCCGTCTTCTCCATCGGTACAAAGTCGGGTTCCAGCGCTTCAATCCAGAAAGGAATTTCCGCCACAGGCGACAGACCATTACCGGTGCCACTGACCAGCTGCGCGAACACCTCGCCGTCACGTAACCAGGTCCGGCACATCAGGCGCTCAAGCACTGGTCGGGTAAACTGGCCGGTAACATCAGGAGACACGGACCACTCCGCCCATTTAGCACGGATCTGCTTGGCAACGTCAGCGGCGATCGCGCCATTTTTCATCAGGGGTTGAGGCTCAACGATGATGCCTTTCGCCCCTACGATGCGCTCTTCGAGCTTATCAAGGAGGCCGATCACCAGATCGTGATTACAGTCGAGCCACCGGGCCTGCTCGCGCAGTGAGCGCCCGCCAAATTGCGTCAGCTGATTCGCTGAACGGTTCTCACGTTTTGCCCGGTGCGTCCGGGTAGGGATGACAGCCTCGTAAGCCTGGATCATCAGTCGCGACTTCAGACGCTCTGCTTTCCAGCCGGGGGAAAACACGCCTATCAGATTATCCAGGGCGCTCATCCCGGGAACCTCACCAGTTTAAAGGGTCCACCCCTGCCCGCTGCGGAAGCCACAGCATCTGCCTCTTTTCGTTCCCACTCCTGACGGCCCTTACGGATTTCGCTCAGGTTCTCCATAGTCATCTGCTGACCGTTAAACGTGATGGACTTGCCCTGCAGGATCGTCATTTCCGCTTCGGTATAGCGGCGAACCATGTCCTGAATATCATTGAGATTCACACCCAGCCTCCTGATGATGATGACCATGCCGATTCACGGGCTGGTTTCGTAGCCTTAGGCTCTGATACTGACGGTTTTGCAACCGACACCTGTGCCACTGCAGGCGCGTCTGGCGATGGCTCAACCACCAGATAACTCTCCCGGCGCGCCCACTCAGGGGCATCAGGCCACTTAATCTTTTCGTAACCATGAAGAATGACCAGGGCATGTGCGTAAACCATAAGGTCAAACGCTTCGTTAGCCCCCTTACCAGGCTTCGTCCATTTCCCATCAGCTGATCGCTCCTCATAGGTCAGTTCGTCGTAAAACCACCCTCCCAGCCAGTCAGGAAAATGCACGTAGTTCGGCCCCGGCACGTCGCGCCACAGCGCGTTGTTGATCCGGTCTTTTAGTGCGTTGGTCTGAAGAAGGTAGAGAGGGACATCACCGGCCGCCTTCGCGCGCCGGGTAGAACGCCCGGTGTTATCCGGGTAGGTTTTGGTAATCAACTTAGCCCTGGTCTGGCTGTCACCCTTAAATAGCCAGACTTTTCGCTGCAGACCGTCACGGCGACAACGCCGCCAGAACTCATAGGCATTGTCGGTAACGCCGTCTTCACCACCGGAGTCGACGGCCATGGCCAGCAGACCCATTCGCTTGCCCGGTTCGCCATCAAGGGCCCAGGTTTTCTCCAGCACATCGGTGCGCAGCAGATCCCAGTCCTCCGGATAGCTGGCAGGATCGATGTGGTAGCTTTCGCCGTCAGGCGTGGTGCGCATCGACTGCATGATGTTGTACCGGTCAACCACCCACCGCTCGCCGTGGGCACCGTAGCCAACAACCTGCACCACAAATCGCCGGTTTTTACCGCCCTGAACATCGACGGTCGCCACCAGGAAGTTGACGCCAGCAGGCACACGCCGGCGCTCAACCGGTTCGGCGCGCTGCTGCAGCTCCTCACCTTTACGTTGTTCAATGCTGGAGCGCGGGAGATACGGGAGTCCCCAGTCGGTGTTAATGACCGTCTTCAGCGTTTCTTCGCTGCCGGTCGCTTCGTACTCCTGTTCAGCGGTCAGCAGTTTGTAAACCAGCTGTGCCCAGGTCTGATATGCAGCTGCCGGGCCTTCCATCCAGAACGATGCGATTCGCGACCGCCGTCCGGTGCCCGTTACTGTTCCGCTGCTGTCGATCTGCTGATCCTCACGCAGCCAGACACCTTTCATATTCAGGGAGCGTTTCAGGTCGGCGGTGATCACCCCGGAGCAGGAAGGGCAATATATACAGGCCGCTTCGCTGGCCTTTACCGGATCGCTGATTTCCCGGTAACCGGTCATCGCCGTCATCTCTGGCTGGAAAAACTCACCACAATGCGGACATGGCCAGTACCAGCGGCGGCGGTCGCCGCGGTTGTACAGTGACAGAATGCCGGTTGTTGGCGGGGCTTCATGCGCCGAGCTCCGGCGCCACTTCGTATCACGGATGTCCCGGCCTGGTGAACTCTCCACCAGCGTCATGCCGGACGACATAAACGTGGTGGTACGCTTGGAGGCCAGGGAAAATGCATCACCTTCCCCGTCGATATCCTCCGGGAAGCGATCATAATCTGTCAGGGCGACGCACTTATAATCCGACGAGGACATGATATTGACCGATGGCCAGCCAATCTTCAGATAGTTACCCGCCCTGAATGTCCTGTCGTAAACGTTGTTATCGTTCCTGCGGGGGCTCAGGCGGGTTGCCACTTCCGGACTGCAACGGAATGTGCGATCCAGTCTTTTCTTCGAGTGCTCGCGGGCCTTTTCCTCTGTCATCTGAATAATCAGCATGTCAGACGGGTCGCAGACCACGTTATAAACCACCCACCCGTCAATCAGGCCGATCGTCTTCCCTGTTCGCGCCGGGCCGACAAACACCACCGCGTCATACTCACGCGACGCCAGGCAGTTCATTGGCTCGAGTACATACGGAGCCAGGTTCGGATCCCAGGGAACGGAGTTACCGGCACCCATTGGCACGCGCATGAATTTACTGACTGCATCGGCCACCAGCATGCGGCGTGGGGCACGAAGTATTCCAGGGACATCCTTTCGGATCCCCCGGGCAGATGCCCGCTTCGCCATCAGTCCTCCTCTGGCTCATCCTCCTCCGGTTCTGCGTCCAGCACGCGCTGCGCAATCTGGTCGCGAAGATCGTCAATCACACTCTGCACGCGGCTGACAGCTGCGGGGTTCATCGCGCAGTCACGCTCCAGAATGTCCGGTAACGTTTCCAGCACCTGCACCACAGCTTTTGCCATGACAGAAAATTCACGGGCCACCTCATCAGCCGGGATTAACTGGCCGGTATCCTGTTCGAATTTGAGCCGCTCGTTTTCCGCTTTCCAGTGGGCGAGCCTGTCCGAGGGCGTCATATCTTCGGCGCTGGATGCGACGACGGGCGCCATCAGCTCTGTGAGCACATCGGTGATGAGGTAGAGTTTGAGTTTGTTGTTACTGCCCAGCGCAGGCTCGAGTTGCTTAAGCCTGGCGGCAACGGTCTGGCGATGAACGCCGGTGATCCCTGCCAGCTGATTGATGTTCAGCTTCAGGGTGGAGAGTTCCTGGTCCATGATGGTGAACGCTTTTTGAACAATTCGACATCATTGCACAACGGCACTGATAAAAATCATACAGTTATGCACATGATGATGATGACCCTGGATCACGAAAACTAGCCGCTTTCCGCGTGCCCGCCGCCTCGTGGCAGGCCACCCCTCCGGGAGGACCCGCTTAATTGAGAATGATTTTCATTTTCATGATATTCAGGGAGGGTTTGAACCGCCTTGAGGGCCTGCCAGAGACCAGTGGCGCTGGTCAGAAACCGAGACGAACATGCCCCTCTGCTTCGTTGGCATTAGTTGTGATCCATGCTGTACCAGCCAGGGCGTTATCATCCGTCCCATCCTTCTCACTACTTGTCAGCTTGCCATCCTTCGTAAGCCAGAGGCGCGCGCCACGCTGCCAGGTCTCAGATGCAACCTTTGGTAACACAAACACCCCTGCCATCATCAGAACGCCACCACTGTCGACGGCAATATCATGCTGGGCAATACCGATGATGACACCAACGATCACCGGTTGGCCTGATACTACCGCTTTCGTGGTTCCGTTGTGCCAGTCCATAGTATTGCCGTCCTGGTAGTAGTTTTTAGCCATATTGGGCCTCTAGTTGCCTGCTAAGCAGGTTAAATGAATGGATCTTACGATGCGTGCGCAGGGTGCGCTGAGGGGATAATTGACATGAGCATGTGTGTACACATGATGATGTTATTTAAAAGCCCCGCAGGAGCGAGGCTGTGCAATTCATGCTATGGCATTGTAGTGCTCACGGTGTACGAATCCACCAAGCCGCCTTTATTTACTTTAACAAGTAACGATTTACCCTGCCCTACACTGAACGCTGATGCATAAGCGTAGGTCCAGCCGTAAATCTTATTACCCTCGGAATCAGCGGTAAATGAAATGGGCTTCCCAAACTTCTGCAAAACAGTTTGCTCAGTTGTAACCCCTCTCTGGATTGATGCGACGTCTGCTTCAGAAAAGTCTTTACCCACCGTTGCGCAACCTACAAGACCCAAAGCAATGAGGCCAAGAATTGTCTTTCTCATAAATATATCCCTTATTCAAAAAGAGGATAATCCTACCACCGAGCGATTTGAAGCGCTAAGACTACATGGCCTGCGGCAAAGCCTTTGTGATCAGCGCAGTAACCCGAGGAGCTATTGCGGTCAAGCGGCAGCCGCGAACGCGACAGGCCTTAGGTGTGCGTGGCGGCATGCTTAACTCCGATGTTTGTTGCGCCATTATCACAGGCACTCAGTGAATGCCTGCTGTAATAACTTAAGCCTCTGGAGTCGGAAACAAGATCAGCGCTTCCTTGGCTTCCTGAATAGCCTTGGTCGTTCGAGCAACCCATCCATTTTCGCTGGTTACGCGGTTGAGGTGCTGGATAAATAGTTGAAACTTCAACTGGTCATCCTCCACGAACTTGATAGCTTCTGCTGCTGCAGCGGTATCAAAGTTCACTGCCGATAACAGACCAAAGCGGATCTGCTGTGATGGGGTTAGTTCATTGCCAGCCATATTTTCTCCTGTTGTGATTAAACCCATTATCGAGACTCCTCATCGAAGAGCTTCTGTAATGGCTTTACCGATGGTGCTGATGTCCAACGCGTTAGACATGAAGGTTTGCCCAATAATGGTCTGGTATTAAAGAGGGGTACTCAACCTCGGCGAGGTATTAAGGGCTGACTATAGAAGGCAGGAATCCACCTCCTTCGCTCTCTATAGGAGGTAATATGTTCACAGAATCAGAACTTTCACTGGCCCTTGCTCTGGCGCCATCAATCAACGCGATCGTTGAAACGACCTGCCTAGCAATTACATTGCGGCTTTTAAAAAACAATTACGATGGGTCTGCCCATGGTGATGGCAATAAAAAACCGCCCGTAGGCGGTTATTTAATAATAATAAATGGATTTAAGATGGCTGGAGTAATTTGTATTAAATCACTCATCCTTTCCTTTACTGCCGGGTCGTTTTCAGTTTCTACCAACCACTTCTTAACTGCAGCGATCATATCTTGGCAAAAAAAATCAATCTGTAACTGCAGTCTGTCCCCTATATAATTCAAATGAACTAAATTTCCCATATCATCGGGAGGAGTAAAGCAGAACTTCATCATCCTTTTTTTACTATCAGCATCCATTCCCGCATGCAAACAGGAGCACCTGTAAAGCCAAAAATCATCCGCATAAAAGTTACATTCATCAAATCGGCTGTTGTTATATTTATCTGCGATGTATCGCGTGACCCACTCTTTGTACCAAAACCCAGTCTCGCGTGGGCCTATATGAGGCCTTTCTAAGCTTCTGCAAATGTCAGGCATTGCTAAGGCCATGAACAGTGCTGCCATCCAATTCTTACTTTCTAATGATGCTTCTATCGAATCAATAAACCGGTCCATGCTATATCCTCGGATTCACAGATATCCGTTTATAGCATTATGTTTATAGATTGATAATCGCAGCGTGAAGGCATTTTGAACACGTGCACAATTGCTATTTATTTCTTGGCCTGCTCTCCTCTATCTTCCGGATGCTGGCCTTGTCGATGTTGCACTGGCCCAGCGCCGACAGCAGGCTGACATTCAAATCCAGACTGGCCCCATAGGTCAGTGGATCGGGAATGGCTGGCTGTTCAGTCTCAGCTGTCAGGTTTGCCGGAAGCGGCATTACCGGAACCGGTACGTAGACTGTCCGCGACTTGCCGCAGCCGGTCAGCAGCTGCAGGAGGCACATGCTGACGAGCGCAATCATCATTCGCAACAGCCACTTTGATATCTGCCTGGGCTCTCTGTGACTCCAGTGCGATCTGGTTCTTTGCATGCTGATTTGCTCCCAGAACGATATTGGTTATGGCCACCGTCTTCAGAACGTTGTCCATGACAGCGCGGTTGCTGTCGTTCGCTTCCTGCAGTGTGTCCAGGCTGGCATTGATACGAGTGTTTTCGTTCCAGAGCCACGCGAACACTACCAGCGCTGCAATAGTAAGCCACCAGCGCCAGTGCGCCTTGAACAGCTCAAAAGCCATGAAAAGCGCCGTCATGCCAGCGCCGCCTGCGCCCGGCTGTAACGCACCTTACGGTCAGCCAGCCCATTCAGCCCACCGTTGATGATCTGGGTGACACGCACGACATCGCCGGAATACATCAGGCAACCGCGTAACGAAAAGAACCAGGCTGCCGATCGGGCAGCGTGTCGTTCCTGCACCAGCAGCTCCGGCGTGCTTACCAGATCCAGCTTTAGGGCCGAGCCACATTTGGTGTAGTTCTCGCGTCCGGTGATCTGCAGCAGACCACGGCCACGATACTTCCAGCCATCGCCCTGCGAGTTATTGCCCATGCGATCGCCATATACCAGGTTGGCAATCTGCGGCTGGTGGGCGGTCTGCTTACCATCAATCCGGCCCAACATCTCGCACTGGTACGGCGTAAGGCGCTTACCGAAAGTTTTCTTCAGGCCGTCGACCGAATAGTTGAAGCTCTCCACCAGCGAAGTGAAACCTGCCGATTCATGGCCCAGCTGCGCGATGAACATGGCCTGATCGTTAACTGCCGTGAAGCCGAACTCTTTCATTGCCGCATCGATATGCGGATACCAGCGCGCAGCCAAATCGGTACTTACACCAGCTGCCTTTTTGAATTGCTGTTGATTCACTGTCAGCTCCTTTTGCCTGTGATGTTCCCCCGGGAGAGGATCATCACAATCAGAAACCCGATGTTGACCACCAGCTCTGAGCGGTCGATGTAGAGGTAATCACCCACCCAGATACGGATGGGGATCGAGAAGAACGCCAGCGCCAGCAGGTATGCCAGCGCCGATAAATGTCGTTTATGCTTGCGGTCGCCACGGTTGAAGCCTGCAATCAGCAAGCCCGTTACCAATGCGACCACTGCATGAAGTTGAAGCAGTACGAATGGAGTCAGAATCATTTCCCTTCCTCAGCCGCCTTCTTCTCAGCACGCTTCTTGAGGGCAAGAACGATGGTGATCGCCGATGCCGCCGAAACCATGGCGCCGAGAGATTCAGGAATTCCCGCACCGTCGATGCCTGGCACAAAGTTGCCAATGACCTTGTTGATTACCCGTGTGGCGGTCGCCGCCCCGAGAATGCCAGAGATAAAGGCAGCGACACCGTACAGACAACGTTCAAGGATGCTGAGATTGTGGGACGTGAGAACGTAGATAAGCGCCCCGGCCAGCGCCCCAAGGATTACGCCAGCCTCAGTGTTTGCCCAGAATCCGGCAAAGGTGACAGTCGTAACCGCAGCATGCGCCGTGGCGCTGCCGGATAGTGGTTCGGACATATGGTTTCCATATCAGAGGGAGATCAGGCTCTCCGGATGAATTAACGACAAGACGAGTGATGGGGGTTCAGGGAGCCTGAAATAGAAAAGGCCACCAAACGGTGACCTCAGAAAAGGAAAAACCCCGCCGAAGCGAGGTTTCAAGATTTGTTTAATAAGGGCTTTTCGACGCTGCCATCGTGGCGCAGCTCTGCCAAGCATGAATGGATTATTCATCTTTCTGGCCCGTTTTCAACATAAATTGAAATATTTTTTAACAGGCCTCTCAGTTTTGCTCGGTTTTCATCTGCCGGCGCACGGCCAGAAATACCTTCGCCTGGAAGATTTCAAGGCACCAGCGCACGCGCTTACGCGCTTCGCCGTCAGTTAGCCAGGGAGCCACGTGCTGGAGTTCCCGGGTGATGTCGGAGATCTTCTTCCGGGTGGTATAGAACTGCAGGCCAACCAGATACACCGGGTCGTGCAAGTTGAACGTGTCCAGCATGATCTGCTCGATAAAGTCCGCGTCATCACGGCGCTCGCTCTCTTCGATTAACGCTGACAGGGTCACCGGCCACAGAATGGATCGGGCACGCAACGCCGCCTGCACGCCACGGAACCCCTCCTCCCTCGCCTGCCCCAGCGCCTCTGTAATGCGCGACAGCTGACTGTCCGACCACTCCGATTGCTTAACCTCAGACCAGAACTGGCTGCAATTCTCAAGACGGTATTGCGCGCGGGTTTTACCGCCGACGCATTCGCCCCAGACCGTCAGCAAGGATTTGATCCAGGCTGACTGTACGCCCGTTAATGGCGTGAACTTGCCCAGCCAGCTTTTGCGCGGTGCTGATGCTGCTTTACCCAGACCTTGGATATGAATGCGGCGTTGACGTGGTGTCATCCTGTACTGCTCCTTAAGCCAGAACGCCAAGCGCAAAGGCCCGGTCCAGCACTCTGATTATCATTTCCGGCTGAGTACCGTGCTTACGCTCGAATTTCACCGGATCGTTATGTAGTTCGGTATGGTGCTGACGGCACAGGGGGATCACGAGACTATCGTGCGCCTTCGTTCCCATGCCCCCCTGACCCCAGCCGATTAGATGGTGTGGATCATCTGACGGCATGCCGCAGCACTCGCAAGGCTGCGTCTTAACCCATGCCAGATATTTGGGTTTGTCCCAGCGGGTCCGCTTTGGCCGCTTCATCAGGGTCTGCGGGGATTCGGGATCCACAAGTACGCCCACGATCGGCTTAATGGCTGGCGCTGGTGGTGCGCCTGCAGGTCCTGCTGATAAAACTAGGGACTTCTTGGCGATGATGCTGGTGGCAGGCACCGCTGGTACGATCTCGCTCTCGCGATAAGTTTCTTTCGCAACTGGCAGGCGTAAAGCTTCACGAGCCACCGACTCTGGCAGCGCATCAGTGACGCCGACACGAACAGCCCACCAGCACAACTCAGGCAGGGATATCTCGCGGGTCTTATCGATCGCCAGCGCCGACCGGGCAGTGTCCAGCACCCAGTCGATGACGTTCTGACGTGCCAGCTCCGCCAGGCGCTCGGTGAATTGTTCGCGCAGCTGGTTGTCGCAGTGGCCACAAAGAAGAATCGCGCCGGGCTCATGCCGCATGGTAGTCAGTTCGTGATAGTGGTAGTCGCTGTGCTGGTACTGGCATGTGCCGCCGCCGTGGCGCAGCAACCAGTATTCCAGGCCAGCCAACCCACCAGCAGCGGTGATCACCTTTTCGTGGAGGAAGAACGGACGCAGCGCCGGGTTGGCCGCCAGCGGCTGGCGAAGATCAGGCACCCGCCCGGTCTCAAAGCTGGCCATACTGGCAGGCTGGCTCTCCACCAGCACGCGCCCTGAGATGAACATAGGCATCAGTTCGCTGCCGGGTTTCAGCAGCACTACGCCGAGCTCTCGGGCAATGACCGGTTTCAGCAATGCGCGCATTAATCGATCTCCCCGATGATAATCTTCCCTTCTTCGCCCCAGCGCTTCGTGACGCGAGAATCCCAGATGTGGGCGTCATCGGCATAGATGGCATCCATCAGGGCTTTCTCCAGGTTATCTTTGTCGGGCTTCTGCTGATGGGGTTTCCCTGCCATCTCCAGGCGCTTCTTCTTGCTCCAGCTCTGGGGCATCGGGAGGATAAACGTAATGTGCGCGCCTGCTTCCGGCAGTTCGACGCCCAGCAGCCGAACGTGATCGCAGAACGCGCGGTACCGGAGGACCTCCAGGCGTTTCTTCCACTTATCGGACCTGGTCATCCTGGGCTTGCCCATCGGGGTGATGTTGTAGGTTTTCACGCTTCCCTCCAGAGCTTTTGCTGGAAGGTCTTATCCTGACGCGGGGCTCTGTTTGCCTCAGGCAGATAAGCGGTTAGCGTCCAGTGGATGAGATCGAAATCAAGGCTCCGCACAGTGCGAACATCATTAGCGCGATAGCGGGCCTCAAGCTCGTCCACTTCTTTCTCGGTGAGCTGCGTGTGAATGAAGCTGGTTTTCTTCATGCCGTCACCTGTAAGTGCGCAGGCAAAAAGAAATCGCTGATTCCGATAGGAACCAGTTTAAGTGCTTGTTTGGAAGGTTTTTGCGCCATGGTATCTCTCCAGTGGCGCAGCAGGTTGTCAGTTGTTCAGGCTGACGAGGTGACTATATCAGAATGGGATGAGGGGCGGTAACCCGCCTTAACGAGCATTTGGGTGAACAGTGATAAATCGCCGATTAACTCATCAGAAGCCATCGGCCTGCAGCTAAATTTATCACCGTATCGATAAAACAGTACGCGGTCCTCAAGACCGTATTCATATGATGCCATGACCAGTCCATCATCACGGCGCACCAAATCGTACCACCCCTTCTTTGATGCCTCGCTATCACTCACATAACCCCCTTCTTTCCCACAGATAAGCCAGAAATTTATTCATCTGCAGATGCCTCCCGGCACCGCTATTTAGGCACGATAGCAAAGTCGATCTGTTTGTTAAGGGCTTAAAAATAAATAAATTTCAGAAGTCTTTTTCTCTTTACGTTGCGCATAAAGCAACACACAAGCACTGTAAATATAACCAGTATCTTCCCGTTTGCTCAAGTATGCACAAAAAGCATCGCTGTATGCAATAGCATTTATCCGGTTGATTTAAATAAATATTATTGCTACCCACCGTTAAAAACTAAGCGTTACTTTTAACACTCTAAACGCAATAAACATGGCGGGGATAACTGGTTGATTCGGCGTCTTTCGTGCAGAGAGGAGCGCTGCATTTTCGCGGCAAGCCAGCTCTAAACGAAATCCTAAGCCGGGCAAAAATTTTTTTGGGGTTGGCAGATTGTTACCCCTATGTGAGCACTTCTTAATCACTTTCATAGATCAATTTAATGGTATCGATCGGTTTTACCGATCATGTTTGACGGGGTCATTCCCCAGGAAAGAAAAAGGCCTCCGGGGAGGCCCTGGCTGTCGATATGGGGATTCCCATATCGCTTGTATGGCAGGTTATGCGGCCTGCTCCCGTCGTTCGCACATATCAGGCAGATTTGCCAGCACCAGCGCTTCAGCGAACGGCGGCGGCACAGCGTTGCCGCAACGGGCCACCTGCTTATCCTTCGCATACTTCACGCCGCGGTAGTCCTGGTCGATGATGTACCAGTCCGGGAAACCCTGCGCGCGGTACAGCTCTGCTGGCTGCAGCATGCGCATGCCGATATCGACAATGCGGTAAACCACGCCATCAACCGTAACCAGACCGTCATAATCTTCCCCGCAATACTCCCGCAGGAACGCCAGCACCTGCTCCGCGCGCTGCTCGTCATAGCCATCTGTCGCCAGACTGGTCTCAACGTTCCCGACATGCAGGCCGCCCGCGGTTAACCCCGGCGCTGGCGCATCAACCACCCGGCCATCCCGGCAGGTGCCGCGCAGCATCACCAGATGCGATGTGACCAGGCCATGGTGATCCGTGGTGGTGACCGTGTGGACAGGTTCGTCCAGAGCTACGCCAGCGCCCTGGTAGTTCCCGCCGAAGTGCTTAACCAGATTCGCCGCCACCAGCCCGAACTTACCACCGCCAGCGACCACAGTACCCAGCGGTTTATGCAGTCCCGGTACGCGCGGTTCCTGCCCGGGGCGATCGCCGTAGCCCATCTGAATCAGGGTCGTGGACACCAGCTGTGATTTGCCACCACCACCGGCGGTGATCGTGGCGCTCGGTTCATCAGCGCGGTGCCCGATGCTGGCGCCGAACTGCCGGGCGATCAGCGGGGCCAGTACGGGTGCGATGACATTGGTCCGGTTCTGTGTGAGCAGAGTGAAAAACGGTTTGTTAACCGGGCGCGGCCTCATCTGGAATTCAGATCCACCGGTGCCGGCAAACAGCGGAGCCATCACTGGGGTGGCGATCGCATAGCCATGCGTTTTGGTGATGGTCTGCAGCGGCTCCGTCAGCGCCTGCCCACGGAAACAGTCGTATTTCCCTTTCGTCGTGGTGTGGTTGCACTTCACGATAAACGGCGAGGCGCTATCAATTACGAAGCGCTGGATGCCTCGGGCGATGCGCTTAAGCGTGTTCTCCGCCAGCGGCTTTTTGCGGTCGAAGATGGACTGCGCCGGAATTGACCAGTCGATACATTCCGCCGCGGTACGCCATGGCGCCAGCTTGCCACCCTGCACTGCCGGCGTTTTCGGATCCCCGTGGGTCGGCTCCGGCCAGGCCACCGACACGCCGTCGCAACGCATTACCATGAAGAACCGTTTCCGGATGGTCGGCGCGCCAAAGTCGCACGCCCGCAGCTCACGGTGATCAACGGCATAACCCAGCCCGGCAACCAACTGCTGCGCCTGCTCGTCATCGGCGGCAATGCCCAGGAACTCGCAGCACTCCGCCAGCGCCGGATGCCCGGCAGGAATACCGCCAGACAGCATGCCGCAAAATGCCTCGAAGGTTTCACCAGCGCGCAGGGGATCCGGGCGCATACCGCCATCCTCGGCAGCGATAAGCGGCCCCCAGGTGCGGAACTCCTCCACGTTCTCCAGCATCATCACACGCGGTCGCACCGCCAGCGCCCAACGGATGACGATCCACGCCAGTCCGCGAATTTCTTTCTCCACTGGCTTTGAGCCTTTGGCTTTCGAGAAGTGGCGGCAGTCAGGGGAGAACCACGCCAGCCCCACCGGGCGGCCAGCGGTCGCAACGGTAGGATTGACATCAAACACGGACTCGCAGTAGTGCAGCGTATCCGGGTGGTTCGTGGTGTGCATCGCCACGGCGTTCGGGTCGTGGTTAATCGCAATATCCACACTTCGACCGATCGCCAGCTCAATGCCCGTACTCGCCCCGCCGCCGCCGGCAAAGTTATCAACGATTATTTCTTTCACGCGTATTCTCCCATTGCGCTGGCCAGCGACTGAGCAGCCGTGACGATGGCTGGTACCGGCATTTTCTCCAGCCACATGCGGTTGATGTGATGTTTCAGGCGGCGCTGGTGATGCGCCGGAAGATCCCCGGCGTTTTCAATCTGGCCGTAAACCATTCCCACTTCGGCGGGCCATACGGTTTCGGAGACGTCCACCAGCAGCAGGCTTTCCAGTTCGACGATCCGTTTTGTGGCGTAGTGCAGTTGCGGTTCCATCAGAATTCCCTCTCGAAACGCTGAGCGTCAGCCACGGTTATTTCTGGTGCCGTCAGCGCTGCCAGTGCGATTTCCATGAGCTGTAAATTCATGCGGCCCACGTCTGTAAGCATCAGAGGATATCCACTGGCCGGGGTGGTGATATCTTCAATCTCATCTTGTGCGCGTTCGATCAGCTGCTCTTTGGTGAATTTGATCATGCTGTAACTCCTTCCTGATATTGCTCGAACCAGAACACCACCGGATCGGATTTCATCTCAACCAATCCCATGCGAACCAACGCCTTCCCCTTGCCGGAACGCAGGAACTCTCTGCGACCGTCGTCGATAATTCGGCGGTAATCATCCAGGCTATTGCAGTGCTTATGCAGATTGCATGGGTGACAGGCAGGCACCAGATTGGGAATGTCATCGCGTTCCTGGTGAAGCATCTGCCCATCAAAACGAATCACCGGTTTTACGTGGTCAGCGTGCCACTTCTCGCCCAGCTCGCAGCCGCAGTAGGCGCAGCGACCTCCGAATTTCATGCGCAGTTCCGCGCGCTGCTTTTTTGTCAGGGCCATATCCCTACTCCCCCTTGATGCTGATGCCAGCGGCCTGCAATGCCCTTTCAACATCGCGTTCATAACGCAACGGCTGGAAAACGCCATCAATGAAATACTCATCAGCACAAGCTGCCGGAATCTTCACCTGCCGCGCCTCCAGATCAGCGATCCGCTTCTGCGCTGCGCCAAGCGCCTTTCCCAGCCCGGCGTTTGTATTTTCCAGCGACTCGATACGGTCTGCCTGCTGGTTGATGTGGTCATCCTGCGCGTCCCAGGCCTTCGCCAGCACATCCCGCTGCTTCGTCATCTCGCGCAGCGCCGCGGTGGTGCAATCCAGACGTTCGGCCAGGCGCGACACAATCTTCGCTATGTCTATGATCGCCGTGTCGCTGCTAATCGCCTTCGCAAATTGATGACCCACGGCCACCAGCTCTTTGTTGTTCAATGAATCACTCATGCCCGTGCGCTCCCGATAATTTTGTGGATCTGATAGCCCTGCCAGTTCTGGCGGCATACGTCTGCAATGCTGGGTTTCTGGCGCGCCACCGGCATTGGCTTAATGCGAGTCTCCCCGCCCGGCTCCATGACGTAGACCGGGTGGCGGCGCTGGCCGATGTTCTTCACAGCACCAGCAGAAACGAGATGCTCGAGCAGGCGGCAGGCCTTTTTGCTGTCGCAGCCCAGCAGCTGGCGAACCTGACGCGGGGTGATCTCCCCGCTGCGCTGGATGGCGCGGATGATTGACCAGAGGTTGTTACTGGCCATATTCACGCCCTCCGGGCCTGACGCAGGCACTTTTCCCGGCACTGTGCGAATCGGGCCACCTCGAGCGAACTACAGGCGATCGCCATCATGTCGGTATAAACCGTTGCGGCCCGGCGCCAGAGCCCTTTGCTCTCCAGCTCTTTGGCCTTCGTTTCAGCAGCGAGGATTTTCACCGGATCGCTCTTTTGCTCCATGCACGGCAGCACTTCGTCCGGAATATCTGCGCGCGGATCTGCGGTGTAGCTGTACTGGGTACCGTTGTGGTTGCGGATAATGACGCCCTCTTCCGTCAGCGCGCGAAGATGTTTGCAGGCGGTAGTGCTGGCCATATCCAGAGCTTCAGCAACATCCTTGATGTCGCAGTTCGGCTGGTAGCGAACAAAGATCGCCACCTGGTCTTTCAGGGTTAATGGTTTGGTCATTGGTCATCACTCGATTTAGTTAGTTAAACCTGCCGCCTTGCGGCGTTTGTACTCATCCATCAGCAGCTGCGCCGGAGTTGGCCCTGCCGGGTGCTGCGGTGCTGCAAGCTGGCGGCGAATCGGCGGTACCGAAAGGCCGTTACTGACGTGCTTGCTCCATTTTGTTAACAGCTTCTCTGCCAGTTTTTTGAGTTCCCCCTCTGTCATCTGACGCTCCACGCCCGTTCTGCGCATCTCAATGCAGATGTGGTACAGCACCGGCTGCGCCCACGGATATTTATCACTGCCTGAATACCGGTACGACTCGTTACGCCAGCGGCGGTATTCCTCCATCACGTGCTCTGAGGTCAGACCAAACGGGTTAGCACCGCTTTCCGAGACCAGTGAAACGAACTCAGCCAGGTCTGGCGGCCACGTGTTTCCTACTGCGCACCGTTCCATGCTCTGCTGGCAGACAAGTTTGATCTGCGCCTCAGTCATCGAACCGATTTGGGCTATCCAGAGCGCCGACGGCTCCGCCCCATTCTTCTGCGTCCACCGGTTCGAGAATATTTCCCCCATGACCTGCCACAGGCGCCATGCCGTTTCCGTTGCCATCAAGTCCATGACGGCGGCGCCACTCTGCGTGGGCTGACTGAATCTGCTGAACAGCCCTGGATGCTGTAGGCTCTCCCCGAACTCCTGCATTGTCTTTACCTCCGGTTTCCGGTTGTTTTTTCGATCTCACCAGCACGATGTGCCGTGCGAATTTCTGTTCCCACTGGACCTGCGTGAATACCTTCCCTTCTGACTCCCAGTACGATGCGAACTCAGCAAGCTCCGTTGGGAGGTAAACAGGTTCTGGTAATGCGACCCCCCACATCGCAGCGCGCTGGCGAAAATCTCTGGATGGCAGCCATGCGCTGGTCATGGTGAATTTACCGATCGGCTCATCCAGCCCTTCGAGATATCTCGGCTTTTGAGGTTCGTCCTGATGAGGCTGAACCAGGCTTTTCTCTTCGCGCTCGCTAAGAGAGGGGGTTATTACTTTCCCTTCCGTATCCGTATCCGTATCCGTCAGTGAGGGCTCATTGATAACTCCATGAGGGCTCACTGAGTCCTCACTGACCACACCTCCGTTTTTTACTTCGGGCTCAGTGAGTGCAAGCGGCGACGGTATTTTTGTGGCTGAAGGACGATTGATTTTCTGATGCTTGGAAAAGCCCTTAATGCACAGGTAATCACTACCACTCACTGAATACTCAATGAGTAATCCATGAGTAATCAGCTCGCAGATGAGCGGCTCGCAGTCGATACTGTCTGCCGGGAATATCTGCATCTTGATGCGTTTCGGTGATCGTTCCAGGCAGCCCAGGTCATTAGCGAAATTGAACAACCCGATAAACAGCAAGCGGGCTGGAATTGAACATTCCACCACCTTCTCATCTGTCCAGAATTCAGGTTTCACTGTTCTGATACGGGCCATCTAAATCCTCGTATTAACCAGCAAAGCTGGTAGTCATTAGTCAAAACTCGATTACAAGAACTGTGGCGCTACGGCACTGATACTTGCCAGTAGTGGTCCCGCCGTATCGGATGGCAAAAGGCTGAACAAAGCTATTGCTGCTTCACGGATCTCCTTTTCCAGTTTCTGCAAAGGAGCGCCAAGTAGCTTCGCCTGTAGGGCCTCGCTGCATTCTTTCATTGCGCTTGCCTCTAATTCGGCTTCGGTTTTACCCTGGCGAAGACCATGTTTTCTGGCGATCTCAATCGGCATTGCCATGCTGATCGCGTCCGCGAGTTGCATGACATAAGCCGTGTACTTGCTGGAATTGGTTTCGTTTTTCAGGTAGCGATAAAGGTTCTGTTTGTTCACAGTGATCCCACGCCCACCCTCTTTTGCCCATTGTTCGGCCACTAGCTGGGTAACAACGTCCTGAGCCTGACCGGGAACAGTAAGCTCCCATTCCCGCACAGCTGTCAGGATCACCTGGCGCCGCAAATTGTCTCTGCGGCGAGGTTCATACTGATTTTTAGTTTTCAGCGGAGCGATAGCCTTTTGGTTATCATGCTCATATGTAATGGCTTGCATTTGAACTCCTTAACCATCTGTTAGAGGTGGGAAAACTTCATCTAATGAACAGCGCGCTCCCAGAGCATTCAGCGCGGCTACGATACGGCGGGAGTCTTCCAGACTTGGCGTTCTCAGATTCGATTCATAGTTCGCCAAACGCGGTTGGTTCCAACCAATCTGTTGTGCAAGCGCCAGCTGGGAAATGTTTGCTTTTTTGCGATAGTGAGAAATTAGGTTCATCCGACTCTCCTGTAAGATGTGAACATTATTCACATATCGTGAATTGCATGTCAACATAATCGTGAATCGATAAAGATTCACTATGCGTGATAAAATCGACTCATGAAGACAATTGCAGAACAGATCGGCGAGCGTATTAGAACGCTGCGCATTCAAAAGGGATTGAGCCAGGCCCAAGCTGCAAAGTTATGCGGTTGGTCAGCTGCGTCTCGTCTCGCCAATTACGAATCCGGGTTGAGAAACGTTGGCGCTGACGATGCAATGGTTTTAGCCAGAATATTAGGCACTTCACCAGGCGAACTGCTATTCGGTGAGCGCGGTGATGAAGATAAATGGCTTACAGAAAAACAAAGAGTAATGCTCAATTTGTTCAAACAATTACCTGAAACTGAGCAAGATAAAATGATTGATATCTTCCAGGTCAGGCTAAAAGAAATTGATGAATACGTTGAGAAGTACCTTCGCGGACGATTCAAGCCGATGGATGACCAGTCCGATACAAACAGCTAACTAACTCATACCATCAATAACCAGCCATCCGGCTGGTTTTTTTTCGTCCATACACCCAAATCCTCACGTTATGTGAAAAATAAAATTCACTTTTTGTATTGACGAGATATTCACGTCGTGTGAAACTTCGAGCACACCAAGCAGCAAATAAGTCATCCAGGCAGGACGCCCACGTAGTAGCTGCCGGCGGCATATGAAACACCGGATGAGATGAGAAAAACTATCGCGCAGCAGGCTTTACCGTTCCGTCGGCCAGACGCAAAGGGCAAAAAGGAGATAACCATGATCGACTACGCACGTAATCCCGTTAAACAACAGGCTATTCGCCTCAACATCGTTGAAGTCCTGATCCGCAAGTTCTGCTACTTCATGGCGCAGAAAGGTAATCCAGAGCTCAACGCATGAGCTCGCTCTTCGCCTTAATCGTTACCGTCTGCGCCCTCACTGGGGAATGCTCAGACATCATGCTCGGGGTTTATAAGACCGAGACGGCTTGTGAAGCAGCTGCCGCAGAGCAGCACGTGAAAGGACAGTGTTACCCGTACAAATCGGCTGACGACCAACAGCCAGCGTTACATTTTTAATCGAGTTTCGACCAATGGCTGTTACCAGCCTGATGCCAGGTGCACATGGCATCGTGATGGTAATCCCGCCATCAATACCAAACAGGAGACGAAGACCTGTTCTGGTTAAAATGAAAAGTTCTTTTTGCCCGTCACCCGTGGCGTGCCTTTTTTCCGGAGGATTTATGTCAGCGAACGAACTGGCATTGCGATATAGCACCGCACCGGCAGAGAAGTTAATCGGCATCCTGCCTGTTCTTGAAGTTAAAGAAGCGCTGCGCGGTGAAGTTGAAGAAGACGTTATGGATGAAGTCTGGCAGGAGCACCAGTTTGAAATGGAGGCCGTCGAGGAGCAGACCGAGGAAGCGAACCGCCTGGCGAGAAAGTTTGAGTTGGCGGCGGAAGAGCTTGGAACGGCAATAAAGCTGGCGCTGACCCTTCCATATGGTGAAGCGATCCAAGTGCTGCAGGATGCCATTGAAGATAACCCTGGCTACGGCCGGGATCCGGTGAAGGGATAGATCATGGAGTTTGGAATGAAACGAGTGATGGCGTCCGTCCAGGCCGTTGCTGTTCTGGAAAGAATGTACTGCGGCAAGCCAGTGCCCCTTACAACCCTGAGCAAAGAATCGAAGCTCTCGGTTTCCTACCTGGAGCAAATTTTTAAGCGGCTGCGCAGCGGCAAACTGGTTACCTCACACAGAGGGCCGGGCGGCGGATATAGTCTGCGCGAAGGTGATATATCAGTTTCAGCAGTCATCCGCGCAGTAAGCAAGATCCCATCGAATACCACGTTCGACCCGGTTCTTGTTGCACTTGATGGAGTGCTTATCTCTCAGCTGGCGAACAAGCCCAGCGCCCAATAAGCACAAAACCCGCGCAAGGCGGGTTCAGTACCCGGTCAGCCGACCAAAGCTTTCCGGAATCGAGTTTTGACCAATGACCACTACCTAAGCAGCGCTCATTAGCTGTTGGGTATCTTACACCCAAAAGAGGCTCCACCATGGAATTTTTTTATCAGATTAAGGCAACCCAGAAGTCCGGGAAACCTGACGGCGCTATCTGGTTCAGTGCCAATACCGCATCACGAGCTGCGCTACAGCTGGACGTCGCTCTGGAAGATGCCGGCATCGAAACTGGCCGTGGTAAAGACTACGCCAAGCCTGTACGTACCGACATGCCTGTTATTGACGACCTGCCCGAAGAAAGCACCATCGATTTCACCTGGTGCGAGCGCTACACCCTGGCCGACGACCAGCGCACCTGGAACGTGATCCCCGGCGCCGCATCTCAGAGTGAAACCACCCTCACCCCGGCCACTACCACCAGCGATGAGGATCTCTCTGATACGCCGGTAATCCCTTTCAGTTCCACGTTGTTGGCAAACCGCACCCAAGCGGTCCGCTTCGCTATCCATCTACTGGGTGACAAATACCTTTCGGAGATCAGCCAGGAGCAGCAGATCGTCGCCAACGAATTGGCGATGGATGAGGGAAATATTTACTTCCGGAACCTGCTGCAGGCCAAAAATGACGTTCCTGATTTGAGCGAGCTGTCTGGGCATTCTGAGTGGAAACTGATCCAGACCATCAAAGACGTTTTCCCGCAGGACAAAGAGCACGAACCCGCGCAGCTGGCCGCCTTCATGTCGGGCTGGATTAAGGCCGAAGCAGGCGATCGCAATCAGCTGGTTGAGGGCTGGAAAAGTGGAAATCTCCCAGCCGAGAATGAACCAGATTACTGGTATGAGAATGGACTGAGGGTCCTCAAATGCGGTGATGAATCCACTCGTTACGCGGTTTGCAAGCTGCCATTCCGTCAGCAGTTGCTGGCTCAACTGACGGTGGACGAACTGCGCCATCATGTTACCCGCGGCGAACATGCGGAACTGCATGCGCTGGAGTGTGATACCGACAATAGCTATGTCCAGACCCTTCTGCTTGCTGCTGAAAGCTGTGCAGAGCTGAAGACTTTCGACACCAAAGCTCTGTGGAGCTATACCGATGCGATCCGGAAAGTATTCAGCCAGGAAAAACGTCACGAGCTGGCGCTTCTGCTGCAGTTCACTAAAGCCTGGCTGACCACTGAACCCAGTGAGCATGTAACTCTTACGACCGAATGGGCTGCCGGAAACCGCATTGATGGTGTCGGTATTCCAAAAGATCAGCAATCAGATGAGCCACAACCTTCCGAACCCTATAAGCGCGCAGTGCCTCAGAATATGGCGAACCTGAGCATCGAGATTGCGATCGCCATGCTGTACCAAGATGCCGTGCCCGGGAAAATCAACCGTGCGCAGCTGATGGCCGCCAAAGAACTGGCTGACAAAAAAGACGAGGCTCACTCCAGGGCGCTCAAGGTGCTCGGAAAAACCTCTGACATTACCGATTACAACGCTGACAGTATTTTTGGTATTGCCCGCGCACTCCCCTGGAATGGAGAGGTAACAACGGTCGAACTGCGTAAGCAGGTTCGTGAATGGTTCACCGCGAACGGCATCTATGAAAATGGCGAGCGTTCAAAGGGCTATCCAGAGTGGGATGAAGATCCTCGCGCAGGCCGCCAAGTGACAGTGGAAGAGCCAGCAGCTACCAGCCAGCCACAGGTTGCGAACCTCGGCGGCGGCGTCTTCTCCATCGAAGGCCTGATGAACGAAAACCAACCACAAAATGATGACCGTTCACCGGTTACAGAGGAGACCACCAGCGATGTGCAGATGGAAGAGACTGACCCGACGGAAGGAGAAAGTGTTGACGCAGTTCCACCAGGCGAAAGCACTGATGCAGTTGATCCGCAAACAGCTTCCCTGAACCCGGCTGAGATTCCGGCCGCCGCGGCGGCGACTCTGGAAAACCATGATCAGGCCGATGTGAACCAGAAGCCCGATTCTGTCAGCCAAAGCAGCGATTTTGTAAACCAGAACGAGCCAGAACCGGCACAAAATGAGCCAGAAGCGCAGCAGGACGAGCCAGCCATGTTCACGCATCTGATGGTTGATCTCGAGACAATGGGCAAAAAACCGGGCGCGCCGATCGTTTCTGTGGGGGCCGTATTCTTTGACCCGGCCAGCGGGAAAACCGGTGCTGAATACTATCAGGTGATCAACCTTGAATCGTCGATGTCATTCGGGGCCAGGCCAGATGCCAGCACCATCCTCTGGTGGTTGAAGCAATCGCCGGAAGCACGATCTGCAATCGTGGTGGATGATACGGTCGGCCTGGTGGAAGCGTTGGAGCTATTCCTCGACTTCATTGCTGAAAACGCGGCTAACGGCTCCAAGAATGTGCAGCTCTGGGGGAATGGCAGTTCGTTCGATTGTTCGCTTCTGGAAGCCGCTTTCGAGCTGGCCTACACGCCCTTCCCGATCCCGCACTGGAACTATCGGGATGTGCGTACCGTCGTCGAACTGGGCAAAGCTATTGGGCTTAACTCGCGTTACGACATCCCTTTTGAAGGCGATCAACACAATGCCCTGGCTGACGCTCGCCACCAGGTCAAATACGTATCAGCTATCTGGCAGCGCCTGACAGCAATCTGATTTCGTTTATTCACTTTTTGGCCCTGTAAAGGGCCATTATCTGGAGAAGATCATGTCCAGGTTAGTTCTATTATCTGAATGGGCAAAGCGCGAATTTGGAGAGCCGGTACCAGGATCATCCACCCTTTGCAAATATGCTAAAAACGGAATGATATCGCCCCCTCCATGTAAGGTGGGAAAGAGCTGGCGTGTTGAAGTAACGGCCCGGTTTGTTGGCTTATCAGCAGAGCCAGAGATTAAGAAACAGGATCATCCACTCCTGAGGAGGATTTTAGAAGATGGCGCGACCACGGAAACATAACGTATCTATACCAGGGCTTTCCTGTTTTCTGGACTCGCGCACCAAAAAAGTTTATTGGCGGTATAAGCACCCCGTTACTGGAAAATTTCACGGCCTCGGTACCGATGAAAGCACCGCTAAGGAAATTGCCATTGAAGCCAATAGTCGTTTGGCTGAGCAAAAGATGAGGCATCTGATTCGCGCTAAAAACGATATCAATAAGCGCCTGGGTGGCGCCGCAACGATCAGCGAGTATTTGGTCCGGTACCGAAAGCTTCAGGAGGAACGGCTTGAGCAAGGCGAGATCAAGCTAAATACATTCAAGCAAAAAGCCTCGCCGTTAAAGGTTCTTGAGGAATCATTGGGCCCACGCCAGATGGATGAGATTACCGTGAAGGATATTGTTTCGATTCTGGAAGATTATAAAGAGAAAGGGCATAACAGAATGGGACAGATTTTCAGGAAGGTTGCGATCGATGTGTTTAAGGAAGCGCAGCAAGTAGGGGAAGTACCGCCCGGATTCAACCCGGCACTTTCCAGCAAAAAGCCGCACGTAAAAATAAGCCGCCAAAGGCTCACTTTCGAAGAGTGGATGCTTATCTTCAACGCAGCAGAAAAGGATAATTATTTTCTTCAACGCGGTATGCAACTGGCGGTTCTAACTGGCCAGCGTTTGTCTGATATATGTCATATGAAGTTTACTGACATCAAGGAAGGTTGTCTGTGTATCGAGCAAGGCAAAACAGGATACAAGCTGGCCATTCCTCTGGAGTTACGCTGTAACGCGCTTGGCATCACTCTCGGGGAAGTGATCTCATCGTGCCGCGACAAGGTTCTGAGTCCTTATTTATTGCACCATCATCACGCTAAAGGGAAAGCTAAACGGGGCGGCATGGTTAAGCCAGCAACCTTAACTGTTGCATTTAGTAAAGCGAGAGATAGCGTCTCTTATGAATGGGACAAAAATGGAACAGCACCGAGCTTTCACGAACAGCGATCTTTATCGGAACGGCTTTATCGCGAACAAGGGATAGACACTCAAGTTTTACTTGGGCACACCAGTGAAATTATGACGAATCAATATAACGACACTCGAGGAAAAGGGTATAAAAAACTGGTCATCTAA